CGGCGGCGTCGGTGACGGACTCCGAAAGATGCCCGAACAGCCACCCGGCGCGGGTCAGCATCCGCACCGTGGATCCGGTGATCCGGTAGTGCCCGGCCAGGCCGGGCACTACCGGCGAGGTCAGGCGGGCCGCTATGACCAGCTCGTGGCGGAACAGCGAGGCGTGGATCATGGCGAGGCCGGACACGCGAACGTTGAGGTGGTCGTAGCGGCCTGGCGTGATCCCTTCATCGCGGGACAATTCCAGGCACAGGCGCCGGAGGCTGCCGTGCGCAGTGTCGGCGTAGCCGGCCGCCCGGGCCGCGTACCGGTTCGCGGAGTTGAGCAGCGCGCCGACTTCAGACCCGGCGGGGGTTTCCGCCGTGCCGGGATGCGGGCTGACCACGCGGGCGGCCATCTTCTGCCCGAGCGCCGCGCAGGTGCCCAGGTCCCTTGTCACGCCCTGCAGGTCATAGAGGATCTGGAGATGGCCGGCGATCGGCAGGTCCGGGTCGATCCTCATGTGCTCGAGCCGCTCGAGCGTGTCGGCGGCGGCTGCGCCGGCGCGGATCGCAGCGACAGGTTCGGCTCTCGCGGTCATCCGGATCCGCCTAGCGCACGTACGGCGGGCGCGCCCTGCGTCCAGCCGCATCGATGGCGGCCTCGTCGATGAGGCCGATGTCGTACCGCTGGGTCACGGGATTCCAGGTGATCTGCCTGAGTACGCTGGCGAACAGGACCCGGGTGTAGTCCTCGACGAGGTGGTCGATGCCTACGGCGGTGGTCCACCATCCGAGCTTGCGGGCGACCTCCGCCCGCTGGTCGACGCCGTGCCAGCGAGCCGGCCGCCTCGGCGGCGACGGCCGCGCGGCACGCGGCGAGCAGGGCCGCGTAGCCGGCGGCGGTTAGCGCGAAGCGGGAACGCGCGGCTTCAAGGTCAGCCGCGACGCTGGCCTGGAGAACAGGACCGGGCATCACATCACCTCCGCCAGGGCAAGGCCAAGCCAGTGCGCCACGTTCGCGGACACCGCGTTCCCGGCTTGCATCGTCTGCTCCGACTGGTTGCCCTTGACCACGTACAGGTTCGGGAATCGCTGGGCACGCAGGTGCTCACGTGGTTTGAGCATCCTCAGGCGGCATTCGGCCACGTCGGCATCATCAGGCTGGACGAGGGCCGCTGAGTCCCGTGTCGCCATCGTGTGCAGCGGCCAGCCGGTCGGAGTCGCCCTCGACCGGCGTCCCCGGTACGGGACGACCAGGGCATGATGATCGTGCGCGGTGATCGTGCTGACCGGGACGCCGACCGTGATCACGTTCTGCTCCGGAGCAAGGTATCCGCCGTAGTTCTTCACCAGGAATGCCCCCGGCACGGTGAGCCCGTGATTCCGGCCGGTGGTGATCGCCGGGAGCGCGTCGTCACCCGTTCCGCGCGGCGCGTTGGCCGGCCCGCGAAACATTGTGATGAACGGCTGCGTTACGAGCGCGTCGGTGTCGCGGGTTACCCGGGTGCGCAGCGGCTCGCTGGTTCCGGTGGGGGCCTGGTCGTGGTTGGCTCCGCCGACCGGAAGCACTAGGCCGTGGTTTGACCCGTTCGCCACGATGGCCGCGAGCGGTTCATCGTTCACCCCGAGGTTGCGGATCCGGTCTGAGCGCAGCAGGGTCAGGAACGCACCGTCAGGGGTGGCTAGCGCCTGTTCGCTGGTGCAGTTCCTGGTGCCCATGGGCGCGTCCCGCACTGGCCATGCCCGGACGTAGCCGGACCCTGGCCGCTCGTATGTGTTGCCTCCCACGGCGACGGTGACCGGCTGAGCGAACATCTCCAGGCCGGCTTTGATCCGGCGGAGGGTGTTCGGGGCGAGCGGCCGCTTCCGGTCGCCGATCCTGGTACCGAGGTCCGTCCAGTCGATCGCCGCTGCTGCGGGCAGCACGAACGGTTCCGCAACGGCGTGGCGGCAGGAGGTGTTCGGGCAGCAGTACACGTACTGGCGGCCGTACTTGCCGATCTTCGGCGCGCCGGGCCGTTTCCACGCCTGGAATGCTTCTACAACCTGCTCGCACGTCCAGCACCAGGCGAGCGGCCGCGGGGACACGTCCGGCAGGCGCATGCCCTCCCTGGTGAACACGATGTACAGCCGGTCGCGCCATTGCGGCGCGTACGGATTCCCGTCGCCCCCGACGTGCGCTGAGGAAACAGAGACAAGCTGATACTCGTAGCCGAGCAGGGTCATGCCGGACAGCCACCAGTTGAACAGCTCCCACTCCGCAGCCTCGGTGACATTCTCAACGATCACCGCCTTGTACCGGTGGACCTCGGTCGCGCGGATCACGTCGTGGAATGTCGCCCTGGTGCGCTCCATGCCTGCTTTCGGGACATGCCCGTATTCCTCCAGCAGGTCGAGCTGGCCTTTCGGGCGGCGTTTCCGCCCGCCCGCGGGGCTATTCTCGGTGCAGATCGGCGAAGCCCACAGGACGTCGGTCCTCGGCAGGCGCCGCATGTCGTAGTTGTTCACGTCGGCGCACAAGTGCTCGGCATCACGGAAGTTCGCCGAATGCGTCTCGATCGCGACTGGCCAGTGGTTGGCAGCCAGACGCAGCTCAAGCCCTGCTTCGGTGAGTCCGATGGATGAGCCGCCGGCGCCGCAGAATATGTCGGTGTACGTGATGCTCACGATGTCCTCCCGGCCTGCTGAACGCGGCTCTCCGGCCAGGTGGCCTCGGTTTCGCGCAGGGCGGCCAGCACCCGGGAGGCCATCTCGTCATACAGCGCCAGCAGGGTCCCGAATTCGCCCGCATAGGTGCTGATGTCCTGGCGCTGGGCTGTCAGGATGCCCTCGAGCTCTTCCGCGGTTACCCCGTGGCCGGCCAGGTCGGCGCAGCCGTTGATCATGTGCAGGAACTTCGGGGCGATCTTGTCAGCGGCGCGGGCGAACCTGACCTCAGGTTCTTCCTGTGCCTCGTAGCGGTCGATCATCGTGGGCAGCCACGGGAGCACGCTGCCGAACTCCGCCCGCCACCGGTCCGCCGCTTCGCGTTCCCGGTCGGCCTTGGCGGCCCGCTCCTGTGAGGTGATCCGAAGGGTCGGCGTGTCGCCGGCGAACACCTCGACCGCGTCGTGGACGAGAAGAGCCTGCGCTACCAGGCCCGTGTCCAGTGAAGGTTCGCAGGCGGCGGCGAGCGCCGTGGCGAACCATGCCAGCCCCACGGTGTGGTCGGTGTCCGATTCGGGGGTGCCGTCAGGGTGACGGCAGACGGCCCGGTCGATCCGGCCGAACGCGAGCGCGTATTCCGCGATCTTGGTGGCGGCGTCAGCGAGGGCGGCCACGTTGAAGACCCGGCCGGTCATGATGCCCTCACTGCCCGCTGAATGCGCTGTCCGCGGCCGGCGTTGCGGGTGCTGCGGACAGCGGCCACGGCCCGGGCGGGCGGCAGGACGCCGGAGCGGACGTCTGCTTGCGTGTCGGGGTGCAGCTCGAGCAGGTCCAGGTAGAAGCGGACCGTGCTCGGGTCCATGCCCGCTTCCCGGGCGGTCGCGGTGATGGTGCGGTGCCGGGCGTACAGGTCGGCGAGGCGGGCGGCCTTGTCCATCGGCGGCAGGGCGGCCAGCGCCGTGGCCAGGCCGGCCGCGGGGGCGGGCCGCTGGCGGTGGTGGCTGCGGCGGCTGCGCGTCTCGAAGTTCTCACCGCCCCACACGCCGGACTTCTCGCCGCGCGCGTCAGCGAGCGCGTAGCAGGCCGCGCGGATGGGGCAGCGGCCGCAGATCTCCTTGGCCTTGCTGTCATCGTCGCCGTCGGGAAAGAACACGGCCGTGTCCTCCCCGGCGCATGCCGCGCCGGCGGGCAGCAGCGCGACGGACGGGCGCCCGCGGCCGGCCGTGCGGTACCCGCCCCGGCCAGCCGGCGCGGGTACCTCGGCCTGGTCCTCATACATGGTGGTCATGGGGTTCCTCCGGGAAACAAGGAGGGCAGCGGGAGTGCCCACGGGTCGGCAAGGAGCGGGCCGCGCTCGGCAGGCCGGGCGGGCTTGCCGGTGACCAGGCCGCGGCGCAGTGCGCTGTGCTCGGCGAGCTGGGCGGCGGTCATCAGCCCGGCCGCGGCCTTCTGCGCGTCGCTGGTCAGCGACCGGGCCACCCGGCCGTCGGCGCAGCGGGGAAGTTCGCCGCCGGGGCGGGGGGTGATGCCGCACAGCGGGCAGCGGCGGGCGGCGCCGCCCGGGTTTTTCATCTGCCGTTCGCGGGCCGGCCCGCCGGGCCAGACGCGGGCCAGCTGCCAGGTGATGCCCGCCTTGGCGACGGCGAGCATCAGCCGGGCGCCATCGGCGGTGCCGTGCTGGGCTAGGCGGCGGGCCAGCCCGCGCGGCCCGCCCCAGGCCAGCCCGGTGTAATGCGCGGCGCATGCGTATGCGGGCGCGCCCGGGTACGGCACGTACGGCTGATCGAAGTGCAGCAGGTACACCAGGCTTACCCGGACGGCCTGGGCGGCGGGCGGCGCGGCCGGCCAGTCATCGGGGAGCGCGGTCTCCAGGCTGGCCTCGGCCTGGCGGTCGGCGAGGACTGTCCAGCGGGGAAGCGGATCAGTCATCACGCCTCCAGGCCGAACATGGCCGGCTGCACAGGCTTGGCCAGCCGTACGCGGGTCAGGGCGAGCGCCCGCGGATCCCGGTCGGCGAGGACTGCGCCGAAACCTTCGATGGCGCACGCTTCGCCCGTGGTGCCGGTGCCGCAAAACGGATCAAGGACGATGCCGCCGGGCGGCGTGACGAGGCGCACAAGCCACTGCATGAGCGCCACAGGCTTGACCGTGGGCCATGCGGTGCCGTCGGCCAGCCTCGGGCGTTCGGAGGCGTCCGCTTTAGCCTCGTAGCGGAAGACGGGGAAGAACCGGGATGCACCGCCCTCGTCGCCGAGTCCCGGCTTGAAGCCAGTCTGTGCGCCGATCGCGTTATACGCGCCGTGCTGACCGCCTGCCCCGCGACTGCCGCCCTGGCTGCGGGTGATGCCGCTCTGCCGGTCCAGTTCGGCCGCCGCCTGTTCGCCGAGCAGGACGTTCGGAGGCCAGCGTCCGATGTCCGAGGCGTGCCCGGCCGTCATGCCGAAGTCCATGTCGCGACTGCGATTGCCGTAGTGCCCGCGGTCTCCGGAGGCGTTGCGCGCATAATCCGCGCCTGTGACCGCGATGCGGCAGGCGTCCAGGCCGGGCAGCGGCGCAGCCCTGCGCGCAGGCTTGCGGGCCAGGATGATCGGCTCATGCGCCGGTTTCAGGCAGGCTTTCCCCTTCGGGAATCCGGAACCGTACAGCCAGTGCAGCGAGTCGCGGATCTCGAATCCCGCGTCCTCGATTGCGCACGCCAGCCGGTGATAGGTCCGGGTGCCCCCGAAGGCAACGAGATGACCACCAGGCTTCAGCACCCGCAGGCACTCGGCAGCCCACGCCTCGCACCAGGTCTGGAAAGCGTTCCACCGATTGTCCGCGCGGGCGAAGTCGGGATGCTCGCAAGTGCATGGACTGCCGCCGTGGCTCAGCTTCCCGCACCCCTCGTTGCGGCAGCGGAATGCGTTCCATCCCTGGTTGCTGACCCACGGTGGTTCCCGGTCGCCGATGCCGGGCTTGCCGCGTCTTCCGGCGCCGGTGGAGTACGACTCGGGAAGGTTCCGCGCTACCAGCATGGTCGACCCGTTGTGAGCGCGGCCGGAGGACTGGTCTTGCTCTGACGGCTTGCGGATCCGTGCGCCGGAGGGCTTGAACGTGTCCCACTCCCGGCCCATGAATTCCAGGCCGTGCGCGCCGGGGGCGTCGGCGGCCCAGCAGGAGATCAGCCCGGTCTTCATGGACTGCGGCGGCGCGATCACCAGGTAGGAGTCCGCGCGGGAGCCTGCGATCACCTGGCGGCGGCGGGTGCCGATGATGACGGGGGCCAGCGCCGGGTCCATGGCGGGGCAGCGGCGGGCTGCGTGCTTGCGGGCAGCGGCCGGGGAGAGTTTCCGGCGTATCTCCCGGCGGCTGGCGGTGCCCTGGTACTTGCGGCGGCGGCGCATGGCAGCTTTGCCGCCCTTGCGGTGCCAGCCGTACTCCTCATACAGTTGCGTCCCGGCGCGGACGGTGACAGCGCCGAGGACTATACCGGCCAGCAGCGGCGCGTGGAGCGCGGTCCCGGTGATCGCGCCACCGCCGGCGACGGCGACGTAGGGTCCGGCGGCGCGGGACGCCTGCGCGGCCCGGCGCTGTGCGGTGCGCTGGAGCCGGCCCGGCTTGCGGCGCGGCTTGGCCCGGATGGTGGTTGTGCCGCTCCAGCCGCCGCGCCCGGCCCGCGACCACGACTGCGTCCCGGACTGACCGGGTGCTGCTTTCACCGGGATCCCCTCCTCCTTGCTCTGCGCTGCTGCCTGGCCTGCCGGTCTGAGGCGCGCTGCAGCCGGGTCATGTCGCGGTCCTGGGCACCGGCCGCGCGCTGCCAGTGCCACGCGGCCTGGATCGGGCTAAGCGGGCGCTCCGCTTGCGCCGCGCGGTCGTTGAGCCGCAGGTACTCGGGGGTCTCCTGGCGGATGCCGGCCGCGCTCTCGTACACGCTGTTGCGGTGCAGTTCGTAAACGGCCTGCCGGTAGGCGGCAGTCTGCGCTTCCGTCGCCGGGCGGAGGTCAGGGAACCAGCGGCCCATAACCGCGATCTCCTCGCTGGCCGCGGCCGGCTGGGTGCGGCCTGGCGGGACAGGTCCCGGAGGGCGGGTCGGTCACGACCACGTCCGCGCTCGCGTCGGACAACGGCAGGTGCGCGGCGTCGGCCCGGATCACGATCACGCGCCCGGGCGACGGGTCAGCGGGCACTAGCTTCGCAGTCATGGCAAGCCGTCCCGCCACAGTTCGGCGACGATGATCGTGTACTCATCGTCCGGCCATAGCTCGCTGGCCAGCTCGGCGAGCCATTCGTCTTGCCCGGCAGCCAGGTCGCGGGTGATCCGCTCCGGGTGCCGGGCCGGCATGCCGACCGCCCGGCGGGCGTCCCGCTCGCTCTTGCCGGGGGCCAGCCGCCGCAGCAGGCGGGCGGCGAGGATGCTGCCGGCCAGGCGGAGGCGCCGGGTGGCGGCGGTCATCAGGGCTCACCCCGCGTGGCCTCGCGCAGGGCAGCGGCGAGCCTTGACCAGTGGTAACCGTGGTTGGCGGGCGGCCGGCATTCGCTGCATATGCCGTTGCCCTGGCGGGCGGAGGACGGGTTGCTGCTGATGATGAACATCGCGCCGCCGTCCAGCTCGCCGCGGGCGATCGCGTCGCGGTACATGCTGGCCAGTTCGGCGACCGTGGCGGTGATCTCGATGAAGGTGACGATGGCGTCCTGTTCGGCCTCTGCGGCGCGGATCCGGTCGGCTGCGGCAGCGTCCGGGTCGGCGAGGACGGCGACGGTCGCCGCGGTGGCGGCGTCCAGGTCGGCCAGGGTGAGCACCGCCGGGCCGCCGCCGGCGGCGGCTGCCGCAGGCTCGCGTTGTTGGCTAGGCTGCTGGGTGGGCATTCGGGTCATCTCCTGGTGTGCTGATCAGAGTCAGGCCCGGCCT